GTATGTATATGTAGGCGGATTGTTCGAATGGTTGTTATTGCAAGATATATATGGACAGGATCAGTTTAAAACTACATCGAATACACTTGATTTGTTACGATACAAACCCAACAATAGTTTAAATATAAAATATATTACTTATTAGTTTGAACAAAAACAATATAAATCAAAATGTACATAGTCAGTATGGTAGGTGGTGTATTAAATTTAATAGCCATGGGTAACCAAAACATAATTATTCACGGAAATCCGCAAAAAACGTATTGGACAAGTACTTATAAACGCATTACAAATTTTGGAATACAAAATTTTAGGCTAGATTTTGAAGGATTGCGACAAATGGGTGTTTCTACAGAAACGGTGTATCAATTTAAAGTAAAGCGGTATGCCGAACTACTTATGGATACTTATTTTGTAATACAAATTCCAGATATATATAGTCCCATTTACCCAGCAGGTAGTACAGATGCAGATATAAATGATGGAGTTCCTCAAAAATGGGTTCCTTATGAATTTAAATGGATTAAAAATTTAGGGGCCATGATGATTAAGTCTATTAAATTTACCATTGGAGGAAACCTAATTCAGCAATTAAATGGAGCCGACATTGTGGCTTTAGCCAATCGGGATTTAACCTCAACACAAAAACAAAAATGGAATGAAATGGTAGGCAATACAGTTGACCTATATGATCCTGCCAATGCTTTTGGACGTGTAAATACTTATCCAAACTCAATATATAAAGATGGACTTCAGCAAGAACCTTCTATTCGAGGTAAACAATTAAGGATTCCATTACCTGTATGGTGGGGATTTACATCACAACAAGCCTTCCCTTTAGTGGCATTGCAATACAACGTACTACAAATTGAAATTACCTTGCGCCCTATCCGAGAATTATATCAAATAAAGGATGTATTGGATCCGGGAAATGAATATCCTGTTATTGCGCCCAACATGACGATTGCGCAACATCAATTTTATAGATTTATTCAACAACCTCCAAATGTAACCTTGAGTTATTCTACATTCGGTACTTCTTGGAATGAAAATGCGCATTTATCCTGTCAATATTGTTTTTTATCGGATGAAGAATCTAAAATGTTTGCTGCACATCCACAAAAGTATTTGGTCAAGGAATACCACCAAACTTTATTCAAGCATGTGTCCATTACAGATAAAGTTTGGCTTCAAAATTCATCAGGACTTGTATTGAATTGGATGTTTATGTTTCAACGATCCGATGTAGATGCGAGAAATGAATGGAGCAATTTTACAAATTGGCCCTATGATTATTTACCCTACAATATACTTCCATTAGACAATACAATGGCTATAAGTCCATATACACCGTCGCGAGGGTACGGTTTAAATCCGGATAATTCGTTAAGTAAATTATTTGGGACTGGTGATTATAGAAATGAAAATCAAAAAAATATACTGACCCAATTTGGAATTACTTTTGATGGATCTGTGCGCGAAGAAGTACGACCTGCCAATATATATTTACAAGACCAACAATATTTAACGAGTCCCGGATATGGTTCGGTAGGTTTAGAGGGGTTGTACTGTTATAATTTTTGTTTGCATACATCACCGTTTCAATTGCAACCCTCCGGCGCTATTAATTTAAGTAAATACTCAAAAATAGAGTTTGAGTTCACGACCATAACCCCTGCATTAGATCCCAATTCTACCTTTTTAGTTATTTGCGATCCAAATTCAAGTCTACAATTAGGTGTAAATAAATCCATGTATAAATTATATGATTACACCTTTGATTTATATGTCATTGAAGAAAGATACAATGTGCTTACCTTTTTATCAGGAAATGCGTCGATGATGAATTCAAGATAAGGATATAAACCTACCTTCAAATAAAGATTTATGGATATACCATGGGCTGAAAAATATCGACCGACGACATTTTCAAACATTGTACTTAATCCGTACAACAAACAAATGTTCACCAATATGGTAGAAATGCAATACATTCCCAATATGCTTTTTTTCGGACCTCCAGGTACAGGAAAAACAACGACTATTATCAATTTAATCACCATGTATCAAATGAAGACAAAGGAACAAAATAAAGGACTGGTGATTCATTTGAATGCATCAGATGATCGGGGTATTGATGTAATACGAAATCAAATTCATTCCTTTGTAAGTTCAAAAACATTTTTTAATACTGGATTAAAAATTGTTATTTTAGATGAAGTCGATTCCATGACCAAAAATGCGCAACAAGCCCTCATTTATTTAATGAATGAGGCTTACGAAAACACTCGTTTTTTTTTAATTTGCAACTACATCAGTAAAATAGATGAATCGTTGCAATCCTTATTTATAAAAATAAAATTTAATCATTTGCCCAAAGACAATATTTTAGTGTTTTTAAAACATATTGCGCACCAAGAAAACGTCCTTTTTACAGATGAACAATTGCAATACGTTCAACAATTATTTGGGTCGGATTTAAGAAGTATGATCAATTACATGCAGACCAACCAAGATGCTACTCAAAATTTTAAAATTGTAAATTCAGAGATATGGGATGAATTAAGTACATGTCCCCATCCTGTGGATAAAGTGAATACAATAAGTATAGAGTATAACATGGATAAAAAACACATTATGAAAGAATATTTATACTACATTATTATGAAGACATTAACTACCTATAATTTAAATAATTTAGATTACTTAGAACTTGCGATACATAATTCAGATGTAAATATAGATTATTTGGTTAACTATTTAATGCGATAATAAATTGAATTTAAATAACTTATTCTATCTTGTAAATGGATTTAAATGAAGAATGGTCTACTTTTTTAAATGACGAATCTGCCTACATGCAACAGATTACTCTTAATCCTTATACAGGTCCTGAACCTACACCAAGTGCATTGTATATTTCTACGCATACCATTATCTCTTACTTGAACCAACCTATTGATTTGCCTGACATCTTTTGGAAATTACCCATTATCCCTTACCATATTGAGAAAGAAGGGATTATAAAAAAACAAATGAAAATAAATAGCACTACCAAATGTGAAGTGGCTGATATCGAAGAAAAAATTAAACAGTATTCCTATGGGTATAGAATGACCATAAAGCACATCGATAATGAAAAAGGAATAATTAAATACAAAGACGTTTGCAAAGTGACGATTGGAATATCTAAAAAGGATATTTTATCCTATCGAATTAAACAAAAAGGGGCTTTTTACAATTGTTTCGTGGTTATTTTACGCGTCTTTATAGGTTACTACAAAGAGTTTCATGTAAAGATATTTAATACGGGGAAGATCGAAATACCTGGAATTCAAGATCGCACGCATATTCCATTTATAATTAAAATATTGCTGACTCAATTACGAGAATACTACCCTGAAATTTCATATAATCAAGAAAGTGAAGAAGTGGTGTTGATCAATTCAAACTTTAATTGCGGCTATTACATTAATCGAGATCATTTGTATCACAAACTTCGCTACGATAAAAATGTATCGGCTGTGTATGATCCATGCTCTTATCCAGGAATACAATGTAAAATTTATTATACAGAAAAAGGTGAAGTAGTAACAACGCCTGTACCCGGAAATTCTGTGTCGTTTATGATTTTTAGAACAGGAAGTATATTAATCGTAGGTAAATGCTCTCAAGATATAATTTACACGATTTATAATTACATCATTTCCATGTTACAAGATTTGTTTACTCATGTAGTCGACAACAAATGTATTCGCGCGAAACAAGAGTTAGTTAAGAAAAAGGTCAAAAAGTTTATTTTAATAAAATAACCATTTAAAGCATACCAACATTGTAGTATCATGACTGAACAAAAACTTCCGTGTGATTTGGTAATGAAGCATGTTTGCAAACTTTCTTTAGGGAATGATAAACCCATTATGCTTGATTATTGGGAAAAGTCATGCACGAACTCTGTATCGATTGGTGTAAGATCTACCAACGAGAAATTGCTTGTTAAAAATGAGGATGAGTACACGAGTCCTATTTCAAAGGTGTACAAGGTAGGTGAACAATACATTATTGAAACGGAGAATTCACTCTATATCGTGAGTTCATCGATTCCGACTAAACGAATTAGTTAAACGCAAATAGATTTAAATATATTGTATCCATTTTCTATTATGGATACAATTTCCGTCTTGGTTGACAAATATAAAGGCAATCCGTATATGTGTGATAAATTGGCAACTTATATTGCTAATTTACCTAGTTTAATGACCTCTATTGAAGAAAATTATATTCAACGAAATATTCAGTTAGTAGACCTTACCGATAAAAAAGATAAATATGTGCAGCAATTTATAACCCAACATCTTATTTTTTATATCCCCCAAACTGAATTGTTTATTGAATATGCAGATACTAATTATTCTATTATTTCTGAAGACGACATCATACATTATGTGTTGACGGATCTCAATGACAATGAATTAAAAATCTGGAAGTTTAAAATAAAAAAACATATCATCAAGCGAATTAAAGAAATGGTTTTTTCAAGCAGTATACCTGAACCCACTACGATTAAAGATGTTATTCAAAATTTAACTATGTTTGATTCAAAACATCATGTCAAGTATTTTTTGACTATTTTGGGGGATGCTTTGTTAAACAAAAAGGATACTATTACTTACTTTATAGATTCTTCGTACAAACTTTTTTTGAGAAAAATGATTGAACAAATTTATGTCTTTACCAATAAAAGTATAAGCGACGTATTTAAATATAAATATTATGATCATAAATATGATCAATGCCGTATTCTAACGGGTAAATGCCCTGAAATGGTACCTCTTAAACATAAAATATTAAATATAATTAGCGTCGCTACTTATTTATCGAATAAATATGGAAATGCAGAGGGGTTTCTATCTCAATGCAATGACCCCGTTTTTATATCGGCAACTACTTTTTTAAAGGTAAATACGCAAGAAACGATTGTCAACATATTTATAGATGAATGCATGAAGAAAACAGGTACTACTTCATACAAGGAGTTTTACTTTTTATGGAGATCCTACTTAAAACAAAAAAACTTACCTTTAATTATTTCTGACATTCATTTAAAAAATATACTCATCCAATTAAACTTGTGTAAAGACGATGTGGTTTTTTTAACGTCTACACAAGTGTTTATCCAAACCATAAAAGTATTTTTAGATAAAAATAACATGCTGGATGTATCTGAAATTGTGTGTAGTTACAACAACGAACACGAATTTAAAATAACCGAAGAAATGGTGATTAATATCATGAATTATTTGATTGACCCCTAATTATTTTTTAGATTGGCGCCCAATTAAATCAAAATCAATGGTTGTGTTTTGAACAACTTCAATCGGATTTAAAAACCATCGTTTACCCTTATGATTTATCTTATCATAAAACCGCAAACAAAATTCAATTTGCAAATTAAGATGCACACAAGTAAAGGGAACATTTCCTGGATAAATATCAGGAATTAATTGTTGTAATATCTGAAGAGCATCTGTTTTTCCGACTAGTTTTGCTCCGTGTCTTTTTTCCAAGGCTATTTTAAAAATACGTTGGGGTTGCCCCTTTACTTCAAATATAATCCCACCTAGGGGAAGTTTAACGGTTAATTTAGAATCTTTTATAAGATTAGAAAGAATTGGTTTTTGACTTGAAATAGAGGGCTCCCAATCCTTGGTGTAATACCGATGTGTAATTTTAGGATTATGTACCCAAAGAGCATAGTGAATATCATCACTTCGTTTAAAGGATACTTTATCAAAGTATTTTTTTAATTTTAATTCAAATGCATTTAGATCAGAGGTAGAAAATAAATATTTTACCAATACTAAACACTCCGTGTCCGGTACATATTCAACTAAACTGTCCAGCATAAGGTCCTCTTTATGCTTGTCAAATCCAGGAATAAGATTTAACTGCATATGATTATGCAACTGATCCAAAACACTGTACATTAAATATTCAGGTCCTTGCCCGCGAAGTTTTGAAGTATCGTAGTGAGAATTAAACGCTAAATCGTATTGATGTTTTAATTGAGTTATAATTTTTTCAACCACCACATTTTTTATTTCCTTTTTACCGGGATCAATAATAATACTGTCGTGAACGTAGGCCATGGGTATTCTTCTTTCATAATTGGGTATATCCTTACCTAATTCAGGAGGATTAAACATGTACAATTTTCCAATATTAATGATGTATCCTTTCCGGTTGAACATGTCCACTACTGGAGTTTTATCCTGAATCATTTTGGTTAATGCAAATAAAATTTGTTCACTGGGAATATTTACGCGGACTTGTATTTCGTTGATAATTTCTTCTTGACTGTATATGTAATTTTTAATGAACAAAACTACAATGCGTTGAATGATAGTTTCCGTGTGAGATACTAAATAATCTATGGTTAATTCGGAACCAGTTTCTGCAGGTGAAATACAATTATATTCACATTTTTCCATGTAATCCGTTAAAACGGTATAGGGTTTATCTCCAATGGGGTAATCAATGGTGGTTTTGTTGTATTCTTTTGACGAAGGAATTTGTTTAATTTTAATATGATTTAACATTTCATTACTTTGTGTTTGAACCGAGTTTAGATTACAATCAATGGCAATTGTTTTTAACAATCGTGTTACTTTTCCTATATTGATGGCCTTTTTTTCGGCTATTCTATATAAATAATAATCAAAGGATTCAATACTTGATTTTAGTATGGCTGTGTACATGAATATTTCAGTATTTCTAAATTGTAAATCTAAATCCTTGTGACTTCTCAACCGTACTGCCCTTCCTATAATTTGTTCAATTTGATTTAAATTCCACCAAGGATCCATAATGTGAATTTGGCGAATATTTTTAAAATCAACACCTTCCGATGTTGCATCTGTAATAATAACTACTTTAATTTGTTCACCGTTTTTATTGAGACGATTGTTAATGACGGAAATAATAGAAGCCGTTGACTTTTGCACGGATGGATTTAAGATTACATATTTTCCTTTTTCGAATGGTTTTTTTAAGTTCGTGCAAATATTAGCCCCTGCATAATTATTGTACCCAATGGATTCCAATGCAATGGCCACTGGAAATATACCGTCTTTAATATAGCGTGTGTAAATCAAAATAATACCTTGAGAGGCTTTAATATTTTCTTGAAGGGCATATAATTTAGCACTGTAGGGTTTCAAATCACTAAAAAAATGATGATCATCTTTATAGGTACATGTAAACGTACGCGTATTTACATCCATGACATCATCAATGTGCGCATTCTGATTTGGATACGTCATTAACAATAAGTTAGAAGCCAAAATATATTTTGTAAATAAAGCATCTTCTTGTTGTATATTTTCTAAATACATCTTTTCTTGGTAATCACTTAATTGTACAGGATAAATTTTAAGATGTTGTAGTTCATAAAAATCATTTCCCTTCACTGCTGTTTGGGTAGGATGTTTGTATTTTAAATTTGGATAAATACGAAAGGGGAATGTGTAAGGATTTTCACCTTTTACATAGGAAACATATCCATGTAAATGTTGCATCAATACTTGCTCCCCTCCCGGTAAAAAATTATCATCTTCATCAAATATAGCAGCAGGATCTGCCATAATAGGTCGTTTATCATTTCTATTTAAAATATTCGCCAAATAAATAAAATCTCTACAACTGTTGAAAATGGGTGTGGCCGTCATCATGAGCAACTTAATGGTAGTGTGTTCTGTAATGGTATCTAAAACACGACTAAATGTTTCATCTTTATCATCTTCTTTTATGTTATGGGCTTCATCAATAATAAATAAGGCATCTCCGAAAGAATGATCAAGTATAGAATGAGTATCTTCTTTATTTAAATTGTGCAATTTTTTATTCACGGAATTGGCAAAACTTTTGCATCCTGAAAAAACATAATATTGTTGTATAATCGTTTGTATTAATTTAGTTATAGTTTCTTTATCCATGTTGGAACTTTGGTAAGGATCTATTTCTTGCAAAAATTTATCTCCAATACAACTGCTGCATTTCCATTTTTTGTTGACGAACGATAAATGAGAGGGGTCAAACAGTTGAAATTTAAAGTTTTCAACAATGGCCGATGTCATCGAAAGTATATATATTTTCTTGGTTTTTCCAATTTGTTTTAGATACTTTCGGTATTCTTCAGCAATTGTAATTGCAGAACAAGTTTTACCCGTACCCAGTCCATGAAACAACAATAATCCATTGTAGGGAGTATAATTAGACATGAAATTTCGAACAAATAACTGATAAGGAGTTAATTCTATAGCCGATTCAGATAAAGTATCTATTATTTCTTCTACATCGGCTTCATTTTTAGGGTTGTAAACGGGTAAAGAAAGATTAAACTCTGATTTTTGTAATAATTGTTGAGTAAATTGTGGATCATCAATGAGCGGATATTGCAATGGATAATCAATAATAATAGTGTGTAATTTATTTACCTGCATATATATTTTCTTGAATAAAATAAAAAAATAAAAGTTAAAAAATACTAGACCCAGCATAATTCGACGGCATGGGCTCAAACGGTTCTTGTGCATTCACAAGGGGAGTGGCGGGACCTGCAAACATGGTATTAAAATCGGGTTCTTGTGATTGGGCCATTGGATTGGATGTATTCAAGCCATGAGGTAATAATTGAGGAGAAGTGGATCCCATGGGTTGCATCGGAGTTAATTTTACAGGCGCAGAAGTAACCTTTTCTCCCATGAACCGATCCATTAAAATAGAAACTTTTTCACCTAGTCTAGATATACTTAAGAGTACTATTAATACCGGTAAAATAGTAGTAATTATATTTTGATCTGCATATTTAATACCGCTAAATGTAGGTATAAAGGTAATGATTCTGTGGATAAACAAGATACCTACAAATAATAAAATCACCTGAATCATTATTTCAACGGATATTGCTATAGTTCCTTTGTCTTTATCTAATTCAGGCATATACGTCTGAATGGCTTTATTTAAAAGCATAATAAACATGACCGAAAACACACTATATTGAATTATATTTACAATTTCATTTCTGCTATCCGTTTCAAAATTAAAAACGTGACTAAAAAAGGTTGGTTTTTCAGGTTCCATTGATGTATAGAAAGAAATTATTATTAGTTAAAAATAAAATTATAACTTCTTTAGCAAAAATATGAACAAAGCACCTAAACTGATTTCTCATCAAGATGCATTAACTATTTTAGCCACTAAGGTTCAAAAACTGGAGGTTACTCTTCATGCTACCATAAAAATGTTTGAAAAAAAAATAGGAAATCATGAATCTTATGTAGCCGACAATATTCCTGATTGCGAACAATACCTTACTTTGTTTTCAGACATTAACAAACGGTTGCTAGATCTAGAATCACTTAATGAACGTGTTGATATTCTAGAATCTAATGTATCTTCTGATACGGGTTCGACGGTTCAGTCGGTACAGTCGGTGCAGTCGGTGCAGTCGGTGCAGGCTGATCCAGTTGTACCTGCTAAAGTACTTATTTCTAAAAATAAAAAAAAGAGTACGGTAAAACTCACAGAATTAACCGATAGTGGTCCAGGAATATCCTTTACGTAAAAATGTATTAAAACAAGTATACTAGGTTAATAATGAATATTCTAATCTCATTATTAACTATTTGCATTGTAATCGTGGTTTACATGCATGTTATTTATCAATTAAAAACAAGTAACGATTTAGAATTGTTTGAACTTGAATTGCCGAATAAATCAAAACTTGAAGATGTGTGCAATTTACGCCAACCACTCGTATTTAATTATTATGAAGATGACATTCAACAATGTACATTGGCAAGATTATCCGAATACAATGCATTCGATGTAATGACTTACAATGAACACTGTATAGCCACGCAATGCAGGCTTGAATCCGCCCTTCTATCTAAAGAAACTTATGTTTCCATGAATAATGCTGATTTTTTGCACGAAACCATGGTAAAACGGCATTATTCTACTACAGATGCATTTTTACGACCACCTATGGTCTCTTCTATTCAGTATGATTTATTGTTTGGATCGGATAAGGCAACTACGCGACTCGAATACAGTACGCATTATAGAAATTATTTTTACGTGACAAATGGATCCGTCACTTTAAAACTGACCCCACCAAGAAATGCAAAATATTTAAACGCAATTAAAGATTATGGAAACCAAGAAAATTACTCTGTTGTTAATCCTTGGCAAAATCAAGTAGATAAAGTAAAGTTTTTAGAAATAACACTAACCCAAGGAAGAATGATTTTTATACCTTCTTATTGGTGGTATAGTATACGCTTTGAAAAAGACGCATGTTTATGTGCCTTTAAATACAAAACCATTATGAACATTATAGCCACCTTACCTGACATTTGTATTGGTATTTTACAACGTCAAAATACAAAAACTAAACTTGTTTCTGATTCTCTTGTTCCAACTTTGCCTTTGCCCGAGTTTCACACATCAGAAGACCACGATAAACCCCTGTAACCTCAGTTGCATTGTTTTTATGTTTCGAATTTTCTAATTCAGAAATAACAAATTCTACATACTCACCCTGCACCAAATATTTATATTGGTTGTTATCTACAACTAAATTAGCATGATGCACAAAAATATCGGCATTTTCATACGTAATAAATCCATAGCCCGTCTTTGTATTAAACCACTTTACATAACCAATAACGCGTGACATACACATTATGGAATACATTCTTTATATTATTTTATACTAATAATATAATGTCCCTGTTGATTCAAATGATTACCATGATAGAAGTTTCAGCCATCATTACTTTAGTGGCTTCTCACAATGCCATATTGTGGGGGGTTAGTATATACACATTGGGTATATTGATGAACTGTCTTCTTGTACTGTACACGATTGCATCGGGTCCTGAAAAAACAACCATGGAATACATAATAGATATGAAAGACAAACATTTATTTTTATTTTTGTACATGTTCAGTATTCTTGGAATTTACATTTATTGTATTGCCTACAATTATGATGTTATACAAGGAAATAACATGTCGGATTCTTGGTATTATTATTCTTATTTTGTAACGGCGATGATGGCCGCCAATATTGAAATTGTAAGAAAATTAGTAACGTCGGTGGTAGATAAAACCAATAGTGACATTTATTATTTAGGATGGATGACTTCTACGTTTTTATTTTTATTTATTTATTTTCAGTACATAATCGCCATGTATTATCAGACGGATGGGTTTACTATATAAATTTATAAGCCAGCCCATACGATGTTTCATTTTCCCATATCCCTGAAATTTTTAATATTGTTTTGGGTTTATATTGCGTTTTGATGTAGCCTAAGTTTGATTTTATAAGAGAAATCATTATTTTAGGACAATTGTACAGGGATAATATACTTTTTTCAATGTCATTGATCTTACATACAATGTCATGGTGTTTTTCAGGTACAAATAAATAGAGTCCTGAAAAAGAAATAATGGGAGTTGAATAAATTAAACTTGTAAACAAACTATTAGCAATTAAATTATTCTTTACAGAAGGCAGGAAAAATACAAATTGATTATTGTA